CCGCAGTGTAGGTACTTTTTACATCTATGGTTCTGCCATCTGATAGCGTTAAGTCTGCCCCAAATTTTCTAAAATCACAATTCAAATCAAAATTTAGGTTTAAAACTTTAGCAACTGCATATTCAGTAATTACCCCATCAACGGACATTTGCAAACCATTTTGCGTGGGGTCTTGTTTGCGTTCAGTGCCTTGTTTACTTGTAATTTCATGTCGCTTACGACCGATAAACCAACAAATTTCTAGTTCAGTAACAGTAGGGTAAAAGTTTAAATACCGCTTGTTGTGGTCGCTCATTTTTTCTTTTCCTTAATCCACACGCAGTCAAAACAAACCTTCATCATCCAACGCACGAACCAGTTTGGTTCATTTCCTTTTCTTGGGATGTACTTCATTCCGTAATTTGTTTCGGGTTTATTGCCAAACATATAACAAGCCCAATCAGAAAATTCGGGTACATAAAATTTATATTCACCTTCTGCTTTGTAAATACTGTCGTCAAAACGAATTGTTCCGCTTGTTGGTTCTTCAGTCATGTTGTTGCCTTTCCTTCTGCTCTTGCTGATGCTTCTAAACTGCGCCACACCTCAATTTTGGCTTCTGCCGCAATCATGAGCCAACGTAAACGTTCGCATTTGGATACCGCTTGTTCCAACGCACGCAAATGCGCTTTGTAATCGGAATGTGAATACGCGTAAGTTTCTTTTGCCGATTCGGTTTTTTCGCTTGACGATGCCATAAGCGACGCTTTAATGGTTTTGCGATACTCGGTCATGTACACGACGTTTGCTTTCGCTTGGGCGTATTCTGATGCGTTGTCGCGTATAAAATCCAGTGCCTTAAACGGGCTGATGTCTTGTTCTGTCATGATTCGTTTCCTTTTGTTGAATGATTGCGTTGTAATACTGTTTTGGCATTGGTGCTTTTTTGTCCAAAAAATCGCGGAACCATTCAGCCCCGCCTAGTTGGTTAAAAATAATCCATTGCCTATCGGACATACGAATTTGTCTGCCAATAAGTTTTTCGGGTGGTTTGGGTCTTGGCATTTACAACTCTTGAACTGTGACGCGATATTGCTTGCCAAACATATCCAATACATCAATCGTTTTTGTGGTGGAACAAAATTCTCCAAATTCACCCAAATCAAATTGCACCATGCCAACTTGGTCAATCAATTGCTCGGTGTCCCTGTTTGCCAATGTTTGATGTATTAGGGTAGCGATGTAATCGCAATATGCCAATTTCAATGTTTTGCTCATCATGATTTCCTTTTTAAAGATGCCAGCATTTCACGCTCGGCTTGGGTTGGGGGTCGGGTTGTTTTCTCATCTGCTTTAATTTTTTCAAGCGCAGGGTCAGGCTCATTGTTCATCGGCACTGTGAGCCTTGCAACGTCGTATAAATTTGGTTTCGCCGCTTTGCTGTTACGTACCCAATTACGCCATGTTGCCGACCAATCTAATTTCACGCCTTTTTGACCCGCTTGGGCAATCCAATAATCTTTGAACTGCTCGGCAATTTGCCTGATGTTTAAATCGGGTCGTTCGCTTTGTGCCCATTCACCCAATGATTTTGTCAAAACCCAATCGTGAGAGAGGCGCGAGCCTCGCTTGTTTTCTTTTAATTGGTTATTGGTTATTGGTTTATGGTTATTGGTTGGTTGAACGTCTGTTGAACCATCGTTTAACGTTCGTTCAACGCCCGTTGGAATTTTGTTCAACGCTCGTTTAAGTGCCGATGCTTTTCCGGCTTTGGAAGCAGTGGTTAATTGTTGTCTGTAATATTCAATTTCATTGTTGCAACGATTGTGATGCCACCCATCATTTTGCAAAATAAAAAAATCTTCAAGAACAGTTTTTATATCGGTTGAATTGCATCGGAGCCGTCGAGCAACGGATTGAATGTCCAACAAAATTGGTTTTTCGGTGTCGTAATACATTTCGAGCAAACGTCGATATGTTAAATCCTCATCATTGGATAAATGAGCAGTGTCGGCGCGGTAATCGCCAATATGAAATTGAAAATAATGCATTAAGCATCCTCGCTAACCCTCCAAAAAGAAACAGTCGGCAGGTGGGAGGTTCACTTTTCGGTCTGCTCATGACTTCAGACCTAGCCGTTGTTTCAAAAACTATATCATGGAATGTATTACGGTGGCATGGGTTCAACAATTATTTTTGCCGCGCCCCATTTGATGACGTTTTTCCGTTCGACGTGTAACACATCAATTTGTCCGTCATCGTCAAACACGCCACATTGGCACAATGCGTCAAGCGTCGATTTGACCACGTTGTCAATGTCACGTATGCGTTTATCGGGCGGGTACAACTCAATTGTTATGTGAAGCCTTTTGTTTGCAAAACCATCATGCCCATTACGCGTAAATTCTGCATTAACAGCCGTTTTAAACAACGTTGCGCGTGACGTAAGAAAACGTCTTGACCCTTTAAAACCCCAATACGTATTGACGCTTGGGGGAAACGGGATTGTTAAATTTAAAGCGTCGCGTGTCATATATTGTAAATTTGTGTATAATACATTCAGCACGATTGGTGCTATGTTTAACAACGGAGTAATTATGAGTAGAGTATATGACCAATGGCTTGACAGCCGCAAACACGAATCAGACGAGTTCATGCACGAATTCGAAATGCGCACAGAACGGCATTTGCAAACTGATTGGAATCCCAAAAATTACGAAATGTTCATTGATGCGTTATTTGACGCAGACCTTGAGCCGTACAAAACCCGATTACAAGAAGCCATTACAAAAGGCCACATGGGTGCATTGGAGATTGGCACAATCATTTGTGACATGGTTCACGATTATTGTGAAGACAAGGCAAAACAATTAGCAAAACAAGAAATGGGACAATCATGAAAACATTTATTGAATTACGAAAAATCAACGTCAACCCGCACATTGAGAAAAAAGGCAATTTGTCATACCTATCATGGGCGTGGGCAGTTGATTATTTATTGCAAGAAGACCCGACAGCGCATTGGGGTTTCCATGAACCAAGTTATTTTGGTGAAACCGTGATGGTGTCATGCACTGTAAACGCAATGGGTAAATCCATGTATATGCATTTGCCGGTCATGGACAACAAAAACAACGCCATTAAAAACCCCGACGCACGCAAAATTTCAGATGCAATGATGCGCTGTTTAGCCAAGTGCATTGCAACGTTTGGAATCGGGTTATATGTGTATGCGGGCGAAGATTTGCCATCCGAAGATGCACCCGAGCCGCTTGATGTTGACGTGTTGTTGGAAGGCATTGGATTAACTTTTTCATTGGAAGAATTGCGCGAAGTTTATTTTGCCGCAATCAAAATGGCACATGGAAATCAATCGGTTATTAAACAATTGGAATTAGCCAAAGACGCACGCAAAAAAGAATTAACTGAGGCGGGCGTTAATGAATAATCAGCCGTACATAAACATTGAGCAAGGCTCAGACGCATGGAAGCAAGCGCGTTTGGGTCACGTTACAGCCAGCAACATGGCTGACGTAATGTCCAAAGGCAAAGGAAATACTGAAGCCGTTGGTCGTTACAAATACAAAGTCAAATTGGTTGCCGAACGTTTGACAATGACAACAGGCGAATCATTTACAAATGCGGCTATGGAATGGGGCGTTGAACAAGAACAATTTGCTTGCATCGAATACGAGGCGGCTAAAAACGTTTTTGTTGAACGTACAGGCTTTTGGTTGCACCCAACGATGCCGTGGCTTGGCGTGTCACCAGACCGCCTTGTTGGCGACGATGGTTTGATTGAAGTGAAATGTCCCAATACGACAACGCACCTCGGTTATTTGTTTGACAACAGAATACCGCCTGAGTATTACAAACAAATCCAATGTCAATTGTGGGTCACGGGTCGCCAATGGTGCGACTTTGTGTCTTACGACCCCCGACTGCCAAAGCGCAATCGCTTGCTGATTGTGCGTGCAGACCGAGATGAAAGTCTCATCAAAGAGATGGAAACCGAAACGATAGCGTTTTTGGGCGAAATCAATCAATTAATCATTAAATTGGAAGGCTAATCATGGCTGTAAATAAATTCATCGGCATTGGCAATTTGGGCAAAGACCCCGAAATGCGATTCATGCCCGACGGCAAAGCGGTTTGTAATTTTTCAATTGCAATTAGCGAAAAATACAAAGACAAATCAGGCGAATCCAAAGAGGTAACCGAATGGGTTAACGTGGCGTTGTTTGGCAAATTGGCTGAAATCGCTGGCGAATACCTGAAAAAAGGTTCAAAGGTTTACGTTGAAGGAAAAATGAAAACGGAAAAATATTCCAAAGATGGCATCGACCGCCACACAACAAAAATTATTGGCGAGAAAATGGAAATGTTAAACAGCAAAAGCGAAAATGCTGACACGCCACGGGCACAAGCAAAACCCGTAGAAACATTTGAAATGGATGATGACATTCCGTTTTAAATAATGCACAATGCAATTGAGTGCGGTTGCCATTGCGCTCGTTGGTTCAAGGGGGATGCTGAAAAGTGTCTCCCTTTTTTTTCACCATAAAACGTCATGTAACCCCATCCCGCACCGGCGTTACCAGTTTTGTCAAACAATTTGGTTTGAAGACAAAATGTTTCATTGTGTAATAAGTGTTGTATTTTCAACAGAAACCAATTTATTTTGCCAAATATGCCAGAAACGCGGTTTTTATATATAATACTATTCATGACACAACGTCATACATTAATCATCTAAAAGGAACGAATCATGAACAAAGCAGAAATCCAGATGTATCGTCAAATGGAAGCCAATGAAAAACGCAGATTGGCAAACGAACATAGTTTTTTGGAACGCATGGAAAGACGTGACGCAATGATGGCTCGACGTGAAGCACGTGCAGACCAAATGATTGGTGAACTTAATAGCGGCAAATTGTACGTTTACCCTGTAGGTGGTAAATATCGCGAAGGTACACGCGAAGAATTGATTGCCTTTTTAATCCGCAACGAATACGCATAAAACATCGGGGGCTTGCCCCCTCACAATTGCAAAAATATTTAAATTATTTTTAAGCAATGTGTAATAGTTCGTAGATATTTGATATAATACTTCTACGATAACAAAATATCGTAAATTTTTTAAACATTTGAAAAGGAAGCAATCATGAAAAAATACAAACTTGATGTAAAAAACCATGTTGACGTAGATGGATGGACGGATGACGATAGGTCTTACATTTTGAATTTGCCTTATGGCTTTAGATTTTCTGATGAAATCACCCATGTTCGTGGGTATGACACCATGGCTGAACTTCGCGCATCAGTCAAAATTGATGTAATACCATGTGATTGTGAATCTTGCATCAATCGTAAATAAACCCACGGGGGCGAAAGCCCCCATTTGTAAACATTTAAAAGGTAACAAATCATGAAAAACAATTCTTGGAAAAAAGATTATTTAATTGTGTTGTTTAGCGACTATGACAACACATGGCAAAAAGTAACAATCCCCTGCACGTTTATGCAAGCAATCCGATTTGCACGTGCCAAAGGCTGGCGTATTGACAGCCAAAACGTGCGTTTGGTTACATTGACAGAATTTGCAACAATGAACGGGGTGACAGCATGAAATTCATTAAACAATTAGCAATTTGGGCATTCCAAGGTTTTGTTAGTTTGGCTTTTGTTGTTGGCGGTGCATTTTTCTTAATTGAATATATGTCCGGATGTGGTGAGCATTACATCGACTCCAAAGGGGTTAGCCACGCCAACCAATGTTTTTTTATCAATCGTTAATCATTTAAAAGGAAATTAATCATGGCACACGAACTTACAATCCGCGCTGACGGATACACGGAAATGGCTTTTGTGGGGGCAACCCCTTGGCATGGTCTGGGTCAAGCACTTGAGCAAAACGCCACCATCGAACAATGGCGCGTTGCCGCTGGCATGGATTGGAATATTGAATCCGCGCCTGTGCATTATTTGCCACACGGCTTTTATGGCGATTTGTCAAAATTCCCAAAGCAAAACGTGCTGTATCGTAGCGACAACAGCGAGCCGTTATCCATTGTTTCCGACCGTTATCAAATTGTTCAACCCGCCGATGTATTGGAATTTTTCCGCGATTTGGTTGAGGAATCAGGTTTTCGCTTACATACAGCCGGCACATTGTTTGGTGGCAAGCGTTTGTGGGCATTAGCCGAAACGGGCAAATTTGGTGAAGTTTGTGATGGCGATGGCGTTGGGGGCTTTTTATTGTTGTCCACATCCGCAGACAAATCATTGGCAACGACTGCCCGCTTCACCAGCGTTCGTGTCGTGTGCAACAATACATTGTCATTGTCAATGCAAGACAATTCAAATTGCGTGTCATTTACACACGCCCGCAAATTTGACCACGAATTGATGAAATCAAAATTGGGTGCGGCTGTAGCATCGTTTGATGGATTTATGGAAATGGCTAAACACCTTGAGCGTCAACGTATTACAACAACGCAAGCAGATAATTTCATAAAGCGTATTTTGTTTACGGCAGACCAATTGCAAGAACCAAATTTTAATTTGGAAAAAAATCGCCCGTACAACAAAATTTTGGATTTGTTTAAAGGCGAAGCAAAAGGTGCTGAATTGGTTGGCGACAGCAAATGGGCGTTGCTTAATTCGGTAACCGAATATTTTGACCATCATCACCCATCACGTACAGACGACGCACGTTTAAACAATACATGGTTTGGCAATGGCGACACAATAAAAAATCGTGCTGTTGCTGTTTTAACGTCTTGACAGATATTACATAACTGCCATAATCCCTCATCTAATACATGAGGGATTTTTTATGGCAAATGCGGCAACAAAAATACGAAATGTTTTTACATCAGCGGAAACGCCATTGACATTGACAGACGTACGTCATGCGTTACCCGAATTAAAGGCAAGTCAAATCTCAATGGGGCTTTGCTATTTTATGCGTCAACGATACATGACGCGTGAACCAATTAAAAACGAACAATCACGTGGTCGTAAAACAGTTTGGCTTTATACGTATCATTTAACAAAATTGCCAAAGCCCGAAATAATTGTATGAGCCCAATACAAGTCGGCGAAGTTTGTCGGGATTGCGTTTATGCGGAAACAAAGCAATATCATGGCGGTTATTCGTTTACTTGTTATGGGTGCAGACAACGATTGTTGCTTGAGGAACCATGCAAAATGATGCGTGAAATGTTGTCGTTATCATTGCGTAAATGGGGCAATGTTCCCGAATGGAAAATTGAGCCAAATTGCGGTTGCATCAAATCGTGCAAACGCAGACAATATCAAAAACAAAGGTAATGTATGCCAATTAGCAAAAAAACAGATGGATGGTATTGGGGTTCAAAAGGACCTTTTGCAAGCAAACAAAAAGCAATTCAAGTCGGACAAGCCGCACACGCATCCGGTTTTAAAGAGGAATCAATCATGGACAATCAATTAATTGGCACATTTGTCAGCACGTTGTTGCACTCAGCAACGTTGACTCATTTAATGCACTTCAAAACGCTATCATATTCAGAACACGTTGCACTTGCGGCTTATTATGATGCGATACCCGATTTGGTTGACGGGCTTGTGGAATCAATACAAGGCGCGTACGAAGTTATTATTGAGCCATATCCATCAATGTTTCGAACAGGTGATGCCGAACCATTGGCATATATGATAAGCCTACGCGATTACGTGCGTGATTATCGGGGTGAAATGCCACAAGATAGCGAAATTCAAAATGAAATTGACAACGTGGCAAATTTGCTTAATACAACCGTGTACAAATTAAAATTTTTAAAATAATTAACACAAACAAGATATGACAAAATTAGCAATCAAATACAAAAAGACAACCGAACTTACAGCATACGCAAAAAACTCACGCACCCACAGCGATGAGCAAATTGCGCAATTGGTGGCAAGCCTACGTGAGTTTGGGTTTACAAATCCAATATTGATTGACGCAAAAAACAGCATTATTGCGGGTCATGGTCGGTTAAAAGCGGCTCAAGAACTTGGTTACGAAACCGTACCCACAATTGAACTTGGCGAATTAACCGAACAACAACAACAAGCGTACATTATTGCTGACAACAAATTAGCATTAAATGCGGGATGGGACAATGAATTGCTTTTGTTTGAAATTCAACAATTGCAAAACGCTGGATTTGACGTTTCATTGATAGGATTTAACGTTGATGAATTAAAAGCATTAAATTTTGATGATGCTGAAATTGACGAAGATTTTAAAGAGCCATCCGATGACAGCCGTAATACATTGCTAATTGAATGTACAGGTGAACGCGAATTGGAAACGCTTTATGAAGAAATGCAAAAGCGAGGTTTTGTGTGCAAAATTATGAGTTAACCCTTGCATCACCCGTAGCCAAATCATTTCGCGCAATCAAAGCGGCAAATAGCCTTGACATTGATGCTGACAAAAAATCCACACATCATTTCCAAGTTAAAGCCGACATACAAACACCATTTAGCATTGGTTTAATTGTTGGCGCGTCAGGTAGCGGTAAGACAACGTTAGCCAAGCATATATGGGGTAATAATTGTTTCAATGAAATATTGAACCCGCAATTGCCAATTATTGAGCAATTTCCTGAAAGCATGACATACGACCAATGTGCCGAAATGCTATGTGGCGTTGGATTAACAAGCGTTCCATGTTGGATACGACCCGCATACACGTTGTCCAATGGTCAAAAGGCACGTGCAGAATGCGCATTACAAATGGCACGCGATGATGGCATGATTGTTATTGACGAATGGACAAGCGTCGTTGATAGAACCGTTGCCAAGGTTATGAGCCATTGCATACAAAAACACGCACGCAAAACGGGCAAGCGCATTGTATTATTGTCATGTCATTACGACGTTGTTGAATGGTTAAACCCTGATTGGGTAATTGACGCAAACAAACAAACGTACACCGACCGGAGGTCACTTTGGCGAAATTATCAACGCACAGAACGACTTGAATTCAACGTATATGAGACCGATAGGCACACATGGCGTTACTTTAGCCGTTATCATTATTTAAGCGAAAATTTAGCCGGTGGTAAGCAATTATTTTATGGCTTATGGGATGGCGCAAATCAAATTGGCTTTTTAGCCTTTTCCAATTACGTGCCACATCGCGCCGGCACAATGATGCAATTACATTTCAATCGTCTTGTAATACACCCCGATTATTGTGGGTTTGGCTTGGGCATACATTTTTTAAACAAATGTGCCAAATTGGTTGCTGATAAAAATTATGAGGTCATGGGTAAGTTCTCAAGCATACCCGTGTACAACGCGTTAAGACGCGACCACAAATGGCGATTGAACGCTGTGATGCGTCAACATAAGATAAGCGTTGGTGGCAATATGCAACGTAAGGATGGTTTTAGGAAAGACGTTAAGGCTTGGTCATTTAAATATGCCAACGATACCAATTAATACCAAATGCGCAACGTTAGGATGCCCTCACCCAAAGTCAAAGTTAAACGGGTATTGCTTACAACATGGTGGTCAAGACCAACGCGTGTTCAATCAAAAATACAATAACACGCAAGCGCGTAAAGAATTCAACGCCAAATACAATACACGCCAATGGCAAGCGTTACGTCAAATACAATTAAGTAAAAACCCTATATGCGCAGGGTGCAACGCAAACGGCATCATTACTCCTGCAAGCGTTGTTGACCATTTGTTTCCATGGTCACAAATAAGCGAACAAGCATTTTTTATCAATCGCTTTCAAAGCCTATGCGTCACACATCACGCAGAAAAGACCCAATTGGAACAAAAGGGCATATACAGGGCATACGGACACCCATGCATTGATTACAAACAAGGCGATTATTTGCGTGTCATGGGCGTTTAAAGCCCAATCGTCGTTGAAACTTAAATAACTGTGTCGCCAAAAGAGCAAACGCGTGACCCAATCGTGCGCAATGTAATTTGACGGATGGGGGGTAATACATTACCATCCGCCCCATGAACAAAAAACCGCCTGAACTCCATTTGGTTGACGGAACTACGCCGCGTAAAGGAATGCCTACCGCGTTGCCGGACAATTTAAAAAAAAGAATCCCCCGCGCCGGGTGGGTGGACAATCCCGACGCATGGGACAAAAATAAATTTATAGAAGAAACCGCAGAATTTTTGTACAACGTTTACGGCATTGGTAACGACCAAGACAAACATACGCTTGCAATGCTTGCCGACCACATTGACGTTTACGTGAAATGTTCTGAAGCAATTAAAAAAGGCGGGATTATTTCCAAATTTAATGGTGGGTCAACTGTGGGACCCAATCCATATTTGTCGGTGCGTAATAAAACAATGACGCTCATAATTCAAATTATGAATGAACTAGGGTTAACCCCACGCAGTCGTTTGTCGTCTGGAAAAGCCGAAAGTGACAGCCCCGTGGCTCAATTCCTTAAAGGTCCTTTTGCCAAATGAATTACCAAGATGGCGTAGCCTACGCGCACGCAGTTTCCAAAGGCGAGGTCAACGTTTGCAACGATGTACGCCTTGCGTGTCAGCGATTTATCAATCAATTGGAAAACAAAGAATGGGAATGGTTATTTGACAGTCGCGCCCCCGACCATGTATTGCAATTTGCGGCAACGTTGCGTCACACCAAAGGACCACAAGCGGGCGATTCCGTAGTATTAGAACCTTTCCAAATTTTGCTGATTTGTGCCATTTACGGGTTCAGAAGCAAAAAAGATATTTCCAAACGCATGGTCACGGATGTGATTTTATTCATTCCAAGAAAGGCTGGAAAATCGACGCTAACGGCAGTTTTAACGCTTTATGAACTTTTATTTGGCGAAGCGGGTCCCGAAGTGTTTACTCTTGCCACAAATCGGGAACAAGCAACCATTGTGTTTGATGCCGCAAAAGGTTTTATTGAATCCATGCCACGTGAATTGGCAGATTTATTTAATCCGAGCAAATACACAATTGGTAAAAAAGGCGACACGCAATCTATGTTCAAAGCGTTAAGCCGAGACACCAAAAAATCAGGCGACGGAAAAAATCCATCCACAGTTGTTGTTGACGAAGCCGCCCAAATTACCGACCGAAACGCCATTGAAGTATTACACTCGGGTATGGTGGCTAGACAAAATCCACTCAGAGTGTATATTACAACCGCCTCGTTCACGAAGGACACCAAGTTTTATGAGGACTTGTCCATGTATCAATCGATGCTTCGTGGCGAGGCAACTGATAACCCCCGATGGTTTGGTTTGATGTACGGGCTTGATTTAGGCGACGATTGGCGCGACCCCGTTAATTGGGCAAAGGCAAACCCAATGCATGGCATATCCGTGTTTGAAGACGCAATTGCCGCACGCGCAGAAGAAGCCAAACACAAACCAGCCGCATTAAATGAGTTTTTGTGTAAAACACTAAACGTGTGGGTATCCGCAAATGCCGCATGGGTTGACAGGCAACATTGGGATGACCCCAAATGTATTATTGTTGAGCCACGCAAAGACCCCGAAGCGGTTTTTATTGGGTTTGATTTGGCGGCTACCCGAGATTTAAACGCTGTATGTACGTTAAAGCGTTTTGGTGAATTGGATTACGAAGCCGAATGGCAATTCTTTTTGCCCGAAGAAAGCCTCACATTTATTCCAAAACATTATTTGGATATTTTCCAAGTTGCAATTTCCACGGGCATTTTAAAATTAACCGAAGGCAACGTAATGGATGACCGCGAAATTAGCGAGTACATCATCAATCAGCAATGCCAAAAATACAATGTCAAAGAAGTTGGGTATGACGCTTATAACGCCGCCAGTTTGGTTGCACGTTTGCACGATGCGGGCGTACCCGTTAAAAAAGTTGGTCAAGGCATGGCGGTGCTAAACAACCCAAGCAAATACATTGAGAAATTAATTTTAAACAAACAAATTAAACACGATGGCAATCCGTTTGTTGGTTGGCAATTAGGCAATTGCGAGTGCTACACGGATATAAATGGTAACATTAAGGTACGCAAGAACGAAGCAGACAAATCCGCAAAGGTTGATGGAATCATATCTATGATTATTGCGGCACATTGTTCATTGGACAATCCGTATGTAAGCGATAGTTTTGGATTTCGTTCGTTTTAATGTAGGATTGGCAAAATTTAGGAGAAAAACATGGGTATTTTCGACATTTTCGCTAAGAAAAAACAAAATTTAAACGAATCTAATACCGTTCTTGGTCAGTTACAACTGGGTAACCAAGTGATAATGGGGCAGAATCGCCAACAGCCCACACAACAATTACTGTATGTAACAACCTCTAGTACGACAACTGCGGGTCGTGTATTGGATATGTCAGCGTTAACTCGCAATTCCACTGTCATGGGATGCGTTGGCGTAAAGGCTCGGGCATTGTCGCAATGCGGCATTTCCATCATGGCAAAAAATAAAGATGGTGCACTAGTTGATGCTTTGCTAGACCCTAGCATTGGCGCACGCGATAAAAGCAAAGCGCAACAAGTTTTAAACCTATTACAAAACCCAAACAATTTCCAAAGCGCATACGAGTTTTGGTATCAATGGATGATGTGGCAAGACCTTGCCGGTGAGTGTTTTACGTTGTGGTGGCGTAAAGACCAAAAAGATTCAATACAGACTCCAATTGAGATGTATAACATTGATGCAACATTGGTAACAGTCAAGTTAAATCCGGGAAATTACCCATCGTACGTTTTAAGTTCGCCATCATACGGATTCAGTAAAGACACGCCTTTGGATTCGCATCAAATCATGCACATTAAAGAAGCGGCATGGCAAGGTTCGTCAGGTTTTAATAAAGGTATTTTGGCTACGGAATTGATTGCGCTTGACCAAGACATTGATATTTACGCCAACTTTATTATGCAAAACGGAGCAAAACCCTCCGGAATATTTAAAACTGACCAAGTAATTCCTGACGCTAAATATAAAGAAATTGCTTCTCGTATTAAAGAAACTTGGAATCAAATGACCGGCAGTCGTGGGGCAGACCCATCCAAAGCGGGTCAAGGTATGTTGCTCGACCAAGGCATGACGTACGAAAGCATTGAAATGCTTAATTTACAAGACGCGGATGCGGCTAAGTTAAAAGAGCAAACAATGAAACGCATTTGCGGTGTTTTTGGCGTGCCTCCAGCAATGATTGGAATTGCAGACCAAAAATATAATAATACGCAAACAATGTTGGATGAATTTTATAAAACCGTTATGTATCCAACGGTAATTAGCGTTGAACAAAAGTTAAAACAGCATTTGTTTAAAGGCTATCCAAATTTGTGCGTACGTTTTGACACCAAGGATTTTTTAAAGGGCGCACCGCTTGACCAAATGAATTTCGTGACAGCGGCGGTTAAATCAGGCATCATGACACCCAACGAGGCGCGAGAATATTTAAATATGCCTATTATTGATGGAGGCGATGTACTACAATCGGGTGGCTCATCAGATAAGCCTATCGCGGGAACATCGCCACAAGATACGGGCGGTGGTGGCGGTAATCAAACGCGCAAAATGAATATTGGTTCAACATGATTGCAAAAAAACTTGCAATTTTGGCTTCACAAATTAAAACGAGTGGTGTTACACTCGGCACAATAGAGAAGCCCCACAAGATAAGAGACGACAATCAATCTATCCACAATGGGGTGATAAATGAAGAATTACACGCTAATTTGCGAAGCGCAAGTCCAACTAGCGGCTGGCGCAAACGAGGCAGAAAATCCATCCGGAATGATGGAAGCCCGAGTGACAACTTGGGGGGCACGCGAGGGTGCTGACGGTCGCAAGTTCAATTATCAGCCCGAAGGCTTTATGGATTGGGCTGAAGCATTTAATTCCGGCGACAAACCATTGCCAATGTTTCTAAATCACAATGACCTTGGTATGCCAATGGGTCAATGGGATTCATTTGAGTTTGACGACAAAGGCATGACCGCAAAAGGTCGCTTGTACACAAACACTGTCGGTGGCAACGACCTGTATCAAATTTTAAAAGAATCTCCCAAAATGTTTGGCGGTGTATCTGTTGGCGCATACGCTGACGAGGCACAAATGGTTGATGCGGCTGGAAACCCTGTTGAAGATGATGATGAAGAATCTTATTTTCAAATTACCAAAGGCGGCTTGCGCGAAGTCTCCGTGGTTATGTATCCAAACAATCCCAATGCGGAAATTAACAAATTAGAGATATTCAGCCCCGAGGGTGCGCTGAATATCCGAACAATCGAAAAGACCTTGCGTGAGGCGGGTCTGACTCGTAAGGATGCGACCACCGCATCTTTGGTATTCAAGAAAGCAATGGAACAGCGTGAGGCAGTTCAAAAGCCAATTGAATCTCTACCAACTCAGGGTGAGCCTGATGCGGTGGTAAACGAAGCCGACGCATTGCTTGCCGCTTTTGAAGCGCGTGAGTTGGTGAAGGCACTTGAAAAACGTATCTAAAGGAAATTATTATGTCTATGGATAAAGTACTGGAAAAAGTTGACGCGATTGCCGTGTCTAACGAATCCAAAATTGAAGCGGTAAAAGCCGAAGTTGCAACCACTGTGGAATCCGCAAAAGCCGAGTTGACTGAAAAGTTTGCCGCTTTGGAAGCCAAAGTTTCTGCTATTCAAATCCCTGAGTACATTCGTACACCACACAAAACTGTTCGCGGTGATGTAAATCGTCGCGTGCGTGAACAATTGGCTTCTTTTACAAAAGGTAACAGCCGTGTTCAAACAGAATTGAAAATGTGGGAATCGGATGACCAATATCAGGCGTACATGACTGAGGCATCAACCCTTACAGGTTCAGGTGCTGGCATTGGTGGTCGTACAGCGTATGACCCCGTGTTTCACAAATTGCGTTTGATTAACCCAATGCGCGGTGTGTCACGTAATGTTTCTACTGATGGCTCAACCTATCAGTTCAGAGCAAAAACGGGCAACGCGGGCGCGGCTTGGGGATATACAATCCAAAATAACGGTGCGGCTACAACTGAAGCCACATCTATTTGGCAATTGAATATGCAAGACATCAACGTGCAATTCCCAATCCGTACTGCGGCTTTGGATGACATTGATGGTTTAGAAGCCAACGTTGTTGACGATATGCTCCAAGAATTTTCGGAGCAAGAAGGCTTGTCGATGATTAAAAACAACGACCAAGCCGGTTCAACCACCACAGCATACGGTGCGACAAATGGTTTGCGAGGTCTAAATCAATACGGCGGCAATAACGCTTCATACGCGGGCGGTACTATCAGTACAGCATCGTATGGCTCAAGCGGTACTGCATCAACCAATGGTTTGCATAACATTGCAACATACGACCAAGTAACCACAAACGGTGGCACTGCCGCCAATAATGTGACATACGGTGATTTGATTACATTCATTCACTCATTGCCACAGCAATATTGGTCAACTGGTAATTGTTTTGTTATTAACCCATTAATGCTTGCTGGCATTCGTGGTTTGGTTGATGACAATGGCACGCCAGTGTTTGAGCGTATGTCTCCGCTAATCTATGATGGCATCGTAGGCAAGTTGCTTGGCTTTGATGTAGTGGTTAATTCCTACTTAAACAGCCCTGTGTCTGTTGGCGGTGGTGGTTCTACATCGTTGTACCCAATGTACTTTGGTGATTGGAATCGCGGTCATACTATCGTGGACAGGTTAAACATGGTTCTACGTCGCTACGAACAAACGGCTCCCGGATTTATTACATTTTTCGGAGAGAAAAGATTAGCCACCAGCGTGGTCGATCCTTTTAGTATTATTCGTTATCGGTCAACTGCTACTGGTTACGACGTATCGTAAGACTGAAGGGGAGGGGTAAAACTCTCCCCTCTTTTAATCTTTAAGGAATTATCAAAATGAGTGCAAACCAAAGAATTTTAGACGGCATCAAAAAAGCAATTAACGAGGGCGGTAGAGTCACCATTGATTTGCGTGAAGCCTCGACAATTACTGGTTCGGGTCTGGACATTGGTGGTCGCACTTATTTTGATGATGCTTTTACGGCATTGCGTCTTGCAAACCCTTTCCGCATGGGTTCACGCAATATTAAAACCGAAAATAGTTCGGCTGTGCAATTTGTTGCAAAAACGGGTAACGCAACTAGCGCAAATCCATGGGACCCTAATTCAACTCCTGACACGGGTTCACCAAACACCGCTACGTCGTTCTGGGTAATGCCTACACGCATTATTGCGGCAACTTTGCCCGTTCGTATTGCCGCAATGGATGATATTAACGGTTTGCAAGATGCTTTGTTAACAGACCTTGCGTTGGAATTCTCACAACAAGAAGGCGCGTCAATTGCCACAAACAATGACCAAGCGGGTTCTACGACAACCACAACAGGCGCGACTTATGGTTTGCGCGGTTTAAGTTCCTACACCAGTGGCGGTACAGCCGCGTTTGGTTCAAGTGGGACTGCAATTACAAATGGCATTCACACGTTGGCAACTGTATCGCTTGGCGGTGTTGCTGTAACGTACAACAAAATTGTTGATGTTGCTAACGCATTGCCGGCACAATATTGGTCTTTGCCTACAACTGCATGGCACATGACACCAACAATGATTCAAACATTGCGCCAATTAAAAGATACGCAAGGTTTGCCATTGTTTTTAGAATTGGGCGAAGCGGGTGAAGGCGGTGCAGTGGGTTCTATTTTTGGATGGCCTGTTATTCCTAATTCTTTCCTTAATGCAACATTCCCAATTTATTTGGCAAATTGGGATAGATTCCTAACCATTGCTGATATTGAAGAAATTAACATTCAAATATACGAACAGTCGGCTCCCGGATTTTTAACGATGTACGCGGAAAAACGAGTTGCTACAACTGTACGTGACCCGTTTGCCGGTGTTCGTGCAAGCGCGGCTTAAAGGGGCTAAAAATGCCCGTTGAGAACCAAACACTTGCGCCGTTTTTTTCCAATCAACGGAATCCGTATAACTACGCCAAATTTGAGCAAGTTGACCGCGACGTTGCAACGCCATGGTTAACGCTTGAAGAAATTACGCAACAATTAAATTTGTTTGATGACGAAAGTCAAGACACATATTTAAAGTCGCTTGAACTTGCTACGCGCATGGCGATTGAAGATTTTATTGGCGCGGCTATTTATCAGACTACGTACAAAGTTTATTACCCAAATTTTGGGTTGTATAACACTGCGGTGTTTTTAGATTTGCCTGAGGTGGCGGTTACGGCTTATAACTCGGTCGGTGTATCGATTGATGCTGTTGAATTTTACTCAACGTCAAACACAGTGCCAGTATTGATTGCGGCAACAAATTATTCTTACGACCCAACGGGTAACAGAGTAATACTAAACACAATTCCTAATACATTAAACCAAACTGTAGCCAATCCAATCGTTGTTACGTACACGCAAAATTCTGCGTTTATTTCGACTTACCCAGTTATTAAACAAGCGGCGTTAATGTTGTTAACGCACCTGTATAACAATCGTTCTAATACAACGGAATCCATGTTGCGTGAAGTACCCTTTGGCGTTGCCGCATTGCTTCGCCCGTACAAACCTTTGGTGATGTGACATGGGTATTGCTCGCTTTGAAAACATCCGAGTAAACCAATTAACCTTTGGCGCAAGTTCCTTTGGTGAGCAATCTACGACTATTACAAAATGGTTTGACACGCGGGCGCGAGTTGCTTCGGTATCCAATAGCGTACGTATTTCAGAAAAATATCGCGTGTATGCCGACATTGTAGAATTTACATTAAATTACACGCCAAACACTCGAACCATTGTAAACAGCCAAAATTTGTATTCAATTGCTTGGAAAAGTGTCAATTGGCGTATTGACAGCGTGCGCGAGTCAAATGACCGAATGACTGTTAAATTGCTTTGCGTGCGCAATGACCCTGTGGTGGCAGTATGACAACGCAAACCAATGTTGTTAATTATGGCAAAGCAATTCAATATCAATTGAACAGCATTGTTACGCCTGTACCCGTGTATGCCGCGTTTAACCGCAATTTTGCGACACAGCCTAAGTTCATTACATGGATGCTCAGGAACGTGCACCAAGACGTTTATACCGGCTCGTATCAATCGGTTAAAGGCATTGACCGCCCCGTGTTTCAGATAAGTATCTTTACGCAAGTGATTGAAGATGGTTTTACAATTTCCAATCAGGTACTACAATCGCTACACGGCTATAGCGGTATGTTAGGAAATCCGGCTGACGGGGGTTTTTATATTTCCAAAGCGGATTGCCAGTGGCTGTACAACAGTTATGACAATGAGAATAAATTGGCTGAAATCTTTATTGATTGCACAATAGATATCCCAACATAAGACACGATTTTTTCAACTCTTTAAAGGAAACTCAAAATGGCTTTACCAACCAAAATTTTGCCCGGATTTAGTGCAACGTTATACGCACAGCCGGGCGCATCACCAACCGCATTAACATATGCGGCATTGTCCACTTACGCTACCGTTTCTGCCTTGGCAGTTGTTGGTAATTTAGTACCCGTTGAGGCTATTCCTGCATTTGGTCAAGATGATGCTGTTGCATCATTTGGCGTTGCGGGTTCACGTCAATCGGACAAAATTCCTGTGCAATCTGCACCGACAAGTATGAGCATCACAGCCGCTTGGAATCCTAGCGATACTGTTTTGTTATTGCTCCGTGATGACGCTTACAACGGCACGATTGACCGCACGTTTGTTATTCGTGCTACTGATGGTACTGGTGTCGTAATTTATGCGTTTAATGGTCGCGTGAGCCAGTGGACTATTGACTCGGCTCCCGGAGCCGAAGCGAAAGTTAATTTTACAATTCATCCCCGTGGTAATTTATACGGCTGGTCTGCCAGCGCATAATATGACTACTGATGACGCAATAACATTAATGACAAGTACTTACTTGCCCTTTGACCTTGTGGTCAGGGGCATGGAGTTAGACCCTAAGGAAGTGGCGGATGCTTTGGCAAATGCTACCGCAGGGTCTGAACAACAAACTGCATTACAGTTTTTGGCATCATACTTTCCGTATGCACCAACCAAGAAAATAAAAGAATAAAACATGACTACGACAATAAAAGACAGTAACGATTTGTTGGGTTTCCTAGTAAGCCAAGCCGAATCTCGCAAAGATTGGTTTGGCTTTTCTCAGCAACGCATGACAGCGGTAACGCTTGCGCATCAAATTGCACAGCATCATGCGGACAAGATGACACCCGATGAAGTTGTAGATTACGCACTGCAACTCAATCACCTTATATTTCATAAAATTATTAAGGCGGGTTAAACCATGCAAGCATCTTTCAAAATCGTTGGATTGAAGGATGTGCTTGCCGCGTTTGATGATTTGGCAGAACAAATTGGTGATAAAAAAGCCACCAGTAAAATTTTAGTGCCCGCAGTACGTGAGGCAATGAAACCCGTATTAAGTGAAGCCATTGCTCGTGCGCCGGTCAATACTGGTGGACTAAGGTTATCTTTACAAATTGAGGCTAGACGCCCCTCACGTCGTGATAGGCGGTCTAAATACATCACCGAAACGGATACAGTTATTGCGGCAGTAACAACGGCATCGGGTAAAAAATTAGCCGAAATGAGTCAAGGCAAGGGGTTGTTAAAAGCCAAAAAACGTCTTTCGACAATGGAAGGCGATGCTCACGTAAACGCGTATCGCGCAAATAAATTTACAGGTATTAAAAGCGATGCTCGGGCAATAGCGCAAGAATTTGGTTCTGCACAAAACCCAGCGCATCCTTATTTACGAACATCAATGGAAAGCCAAGCCCCACAAACCGCCAAAAGGCTTGGTGAAATTATCGGTAGGCGGATAACACAATACAAGGCAAAACAGAAATGACAAAATTTTCCAGTGCGTTTGGCGACAAATATCAAGCCAACAAAAAGAACCTTTTAATTCGTTCGTTTGAATTAGGTGGTCATACATTTAAAGTTCGTATTCCATTGGTTGCAGAATCAGAAGAAATTTACAAAAAAGTATCTGAGCCGGATGATGAAACCGTAGAAAAAATTTACGTTGAAATTACCGCATCGTTGAGAAAATTTGAAACAACGCAAACCGAAGATTTTAAATTTACCGATAACGACATATTGGTTGAAGGTCGTTCGATGCGTGAAGCATCTAAAAACAAGGCTATTACAGAAGCGCGGATTACAGAATTTTTTAAATTGCTTGTTCCCGAACTTGAAGGTGCAAGCCTAGAAGATTTGACTTATGCCGATATACAAGATGAATTTCCAATTTCAGTACAAATGCAAATTGTGGAAAAGATTGGCGAAGTTATCAGCCCAACATATAAGGAAGCGCGGGGAAACTGATTGGCTCGTTGAAAAGCCAATGTCAAGCGGCAATGATTTTCAACGGGCACACCTTAGACACAATACAAGACATTGATGATGTAACCATGGCAAACATCCAAACGATGTATGCCGATGGGTTGGTTGGAAATTATGGCGTGCTGACGCAGATAGCGACCCTGACAAACGGGGTGTTTAACTATATGCGACCGGCAAATTCACCGCCGTATAAACTAGCCAACATCCTTGCTAATGCGTATGATTACATTTATCCACCGTTGCCTGAAGGCAGTAAACAAGCGGCTGTAAACGATAGCCTTTTAATGTTTATGACACAGGCACAGGGGTTTGATAAAAAATTGTTTGAGGTAAAACATGGCTAATATGATTGCCCGCCTTGGCGTTGTTCTAGGCTTAGATTCTGCGGAGTTCAGCCGTGGATTAGATTCGGCTGGTAAAAAACTTGAACAATTTAGCCAATCAGCAGAAAAATTTGGCAGGATAGGTGCGACTGCATTATTAGCCGCAAGTGTTGCCGCCGTTAAATATGCGGATGAATTAGCCGACGTAGCCGAAGCCAATGAAGTGGCGATTGGAACAGTATTACAGTTGTCCAATGCGCTTGCCAATTCGGGTGGTAAAGCAGACAACGCGGGCAAGATGCTATCCGCGTTTGCTAAATTTATTGACGAAGCGGCTGGCGGTTCTGATAAAGCGCAAAAAACAGCAATTGCGTTGGGAATCAGTTTAAAAGATTTAGGCAAACTTTCTCAAGAAGAACTGTTAAACAAATTAGTTGCCAATTTAGGAAAAATTGAAGACCCGATTACGCGTAGTGCTAAATCAATGGAGGTTTTTTCCAAAGCCGCCAAAGGCGTTGACATGGTTGGTTTTGCTCAAAAAATGGGTGAAGTTAACCCAATTATTCAAGAGCAAGAAAAAGCAATTAAAGCCGCCGCCGACACTTACGATTTGTTAGCGCAAACATCGCGTAATGTAATGGTTACATTGGCTACGCAACTGGGTCCTGTTTTAAAAGCAAGTATTGATTACATCAAAGATTTAGCCGGTGAAACAAATATTTTGGGTCCTATATTTAAAACTGTTTTCCAAACAATAGCAATATCAATTGCGGAAGTGGCATTTGTTTTAGGCGGTTTGCTTAGACAGATGCAATTGACAATAACAATTTTCAAAAGTGTTATCCCATCTTATGATGACAAAGATTTTGAAAATGTATTTGGCAAAAAAGAAATTGCCGACATTATTGCTCGACAAGACCTTGATAGGTTTGTAAATAAAGTAATGGGTGTCAGTGAATATGGAAATTCAATTGACGCGTTATCAAAGAAAACTGCTGTAACAAAACCCGCTGGTGGTGGTCGTTCAGTTGCCGAATCTAAAGAAGCAGAAGCGGCAAGAAAAAGACAAATGCAACTGTATGCTCAAGGTGCGGCTAATGCTCAAAAAGCGGCAGAAGAAGATGCCAAGGCACGCGCTGAATTTTTTAGTATGTACGAAAAGGGAAATGGTGCAGTTGCAGAACGTCAACGTTTAATGAACATTGCGCTTGATAATGAAAAAGAGATGATGCGATTGGATATGAAAGCATCAACAATGCGTCAAGAAGATTTTATTCTTGAACGTGAACAAATGCAGATTAGACAACAATTAGCGGCAAATTTAGAAGAATTGGATGCACGCAGGGATTTAACTACAACAGCCCGAGCAGAAGCGGAAGCCCGTGAAGTTGCATTGGCAGAAAAATCGTTAGCAATTTCCCGTGAAAAATACCAACTCACCTTAAACCTAAGACAAGGTTCGTACGAGGAAGGTTTTACTAAACAAGCCATGCGGTTCTTGCGTGATATGCCGACTGAATTAGAACAAGGTGCAAAAGCGTTTGATTCATTAATGGGCAATATGGAATCGGCTATTGATAGGTTTGTACGCACTGGCAAACTTGGATTTAAAGACCTTGCCAAAAGCATTATTCAAGACATGATTGCCATGCAAATGAAAGCGGCGGCATCTAATTTTCTAAGTGCTTTGTTTGGGTCAATGTTTGGTATGCGTGCAAACCCGTATCAACCGGCGGCAATGGCGGGCGTTCCCGGATATGCTGATGGCGGTTCTCCTGCGGTGGGACAAGCAAGCATTGTGGGTGAACGTGGACCCGAATTGTTTGTGCCACGGACAGCGGGAAATATTATTCCAAACCATGCGTTAAGCGGTATGGGCGGCACAACAATGGTGACAAACAATTACATTAACGCAATAGACACCAAGTCGTTTGAGGACAGATTGCTGTCAAGCCCTAATGCGGTATGGGCGGCAAATCAATACGCAGGGAAATCATTGGCAGTGAATCGAGGTCGAGCATGAGTTTTCAAACCATTTTTGAGATACAACAATCCATGACGGTAAACAATCGTCGTGTGGTTGGACAACAAGTCGCGCGGTCGGGTTTTATTACTGTCGCGCAATACCTAACGGCTGTGCCTTGGGTGTTTACGATACAACCTCATGCGTATTTGTATTACCCACAAGTGCGTGCAATCATTCAAGCGATTGACAATAAAGATAGACAGTTATCAGAAACCATTGTGATGACGAGTTCCAATTTGTCTTGGTTTACGTCAATGCAAGGAACGGCAACAGCGGCTACGCTTAACGGCGCACCAGCGGCTAATACACAAACGCTTGCGTTAACATCTAACGGCACGTTTAAAGCCGGTGATTTCATTATGATTAGCGGATACACGTACAAGATAACGGCTGATTCTGCCGGTTCATCCGTAAATATTCACCGACCTTTGATTGGTACGCCCGCATCAGGCACAACTGTTTTTATTGGTAATCAATGTACGTTTACTGTTGTCGCAGAAGCGTGTCCAACATATACATTAAACCCAATGACCAACGGCGCATTTGTGCAATGGGATGCGCCATTTGTTTTTAGAGAGTACATCACATGACAACCATTAACGCGGTAACTGGTTCGCAAATTAATCATGCGGAATTTGTAAAATTAACTGTTGGCGTTGCCGGTACTGTTTATACATTTTGCAATGCCGCCGCCCCAATTACTGTGGGTGGCAATACATTTTCAAACCTTGGCGCATTGTTAAACGTTGGCGATGTTCAACGGGATATTAAAGCCACATCAGACGATATGACGATTGCACTGACGGGAATTCTGCCGGCAAACATTGCGGTTATTTTGTCAAGCGACATTAAAGGTTCATTGGTCGAAGTGTGGCGCGGGTTTTTTGATTCCAACAATCAAATTATTACAAGCCCAACAACGCAGTTTTTTAAACGCTACCAAGGCATTATTAACAACGTAGCAATTACCGAAGATTTTAATTCTGAAATGCGCACACGGGTGGCGACTTGTTCCATATCGTGTTCGTCAATGCGTCGCATTTTGGAAAACAGATTGTCGGGAGTGCGTACAAACAAAAGTAATTGGCAATTTATTTATGGCGTAAATGAAACGTCAATGAATCGTGTGTCGGAAATATCAAATACTTATTTTGATTTTGGTTCACCGCCTAAAACAAATACACAATCAAGCGAAACAACAGTAACAGATAATTCAGCAGGTGATGCAAGTCCATGATAAGACCGGCATCAAAATACGACATTCCAAGATTGCTTGAAATTGTGGAGGCTTATTCTTATGAAAACCCTATTAAAAAACTTGGTGATTCTTGTAACCACTTTCCTCGGTATGTTGAGCAACTTTTGTTCGAAATTATCAGTGGTCGTGGTTTCATTTACATCGATTCCAATTTACGCGGTGCGATTGTTGCTTATAAAACTTCAAATATTTGGTCGCCCAAAGTAAAAGAATTAAACGAATTGCTTTGGTGGGTTGAACCCGAACATCGCAATGGAACAATTGGCGGTAGGCTTTGGAAAGCGTTTGATGAACGTGCGCAAGCCATGTTAAAGGCGGGCGATGTGGATTTTGTTTGTACATCAATCTCGGCAAATGGTCCTTTGATTGATTACACGCGTCATGGTTATAAACCAGTTGGCGCAACTTTCGTTAGGGAATAAAAATGGTAGCGACACTTATTGCGGCGGGCGCACAATATTTAGCAACAGCAACAGGCATGACCCTTGCCTATGCTACGTTTGCCGTTAACTTTGCTGTATCGCTAATTGTTACTCGTATTTTTGCTGACAATCCTGAAACACAGCAAGACATGGGTGTGCGTCAACAAGTACCGCCAAGTGCAGTAAACGCAATACCTGTTGTGTATGGCGATGCGTATATGGGCGGCACGTTTGTAGATGCGGTGCTGACGACCGACCAAAAAACAATGTATTACGTTTTGGCAATCTCTAGCATAAGCGAAGCAAACGCAACGCTAGGAACTGCGGCTGGAGTGTTTAATTACGACACTACAAAAATGTTTTACGGTGACCGGTTAATTACATTTGATGGCAGTGATTTAACCAAAGTAGTAAGTCTGACCGATGAAGCGGGCAACGTTGATACAAAAATTAGCGGCAATTTATACATTAATTTGTATAAATCATCCAGTGCAGGGGTAATTGCATCCGTTAATGGCGCATCTGCGCCGAGTACCGTAATGGGCGGTTCAGACATTGCTGTTGGGCAAAGATGGCCAGCGGCTAATAGGCAGATGAATAACTTGGGTTTTGCCATTGTTAAACTGGTTTACAACCGAGATGCTGACACCACGCAATTACAACCTATTACATTTAGCGTAAGTCATTATCCAAATGGAGCAAGCGTTGCAAAGCCCGGAGATGTGTGGCTTGATTACATAACAAATAAATCTTATGGTGGTGCAATTGGTTGGTTGCCCGATGGAACATTTACCGCTAGTTATGTTGATGCAACAAGTGCTACGGCATTAAACGCTTATTCAGATGCCACAATTACTTACACACCCGCTGGTGGTGGTTCGCTAGTAACACAAGCAAGATACAGAATTAACGGAGTTTTAGACGCGGGACAAACAGTGCTGTCCAATTTAGACCGCATTATGTCTGCTTGCGATTCGTGGATGACGTATAACGCGGCACTTGGTCAATGGTCGGTGGTTATAAACAAAGCCGAATCTACAGCATACGCATTTACTGATAACAATATTGTTGGCGACATTCGAGTTGGCGCAACAGATATTACATCGTCAATTAATCAGGTTGAGGCACGTTTTCCGTTTAAATCCAATCGTGACCAAGCCTCATTTGTAAACATACAAACGCCAACCGGATTACTTTATCCAAACGAGCCTGTTAATAAATATTCAATTACATACGACATGGTAAACGACTCGGTGCAAGCGCAATACCTTGCAAATCGTTTACTGGAACAAGCCCGTGAGGATTTACTGGTTTCGTTTAACACAACGTATTACGGCATACAAGTCGACGCGGGCAACGTAATAAGCGTAACCAATGCTGATTACGGATGGAACGCCAAATTATTTCGCGTAATGAAAGTTAACGAAGCCTCGTTGTCTGACGGTTCACTTGGCGCACGACTTGAGTTAACTGAATACAACGCACAAGTTTATGATGATTTTGATATTACGCAATTTACACCCGCACCTAATAGTGGTTTAGCATCACCTGTATATTTTTCGCCTTTATCTGCGCCGACCATAACAGGCTTTCCATCCGCAACAATTCCAAATTTTAGCGTTACAGTTTTTATTCCAACAACAGGTCGAGTGACATTTAATAATTTATTTTTTACTACTAGTCCTACGCCTACTGCCGCTGATTGGCAATTATTAACAAGCGCAACAACCGCAAATAATCAACCCGTTGTTAATGGAACAAATTACACATACACAAATTTAACGCTTAACACTGGTACGTATTATTTTGCTTATTTAGTTGGCAATGACATAACCACCTCTACGTTAAGTCCAATCAGTGCTTCATTTGTTTGGAACCCAGTATCAGGTGCAGGTGAGGCTGGACCTTTGGCAGATATATCAGGATTAACTGTATTTTCAAGGTCAACCGCAGGAGTGGTTACTCCATCAACAGCGACACTTACCGCCGTTACTCAAAACATAACAACACCTACTTACGCTTGGACTATTACGGGAGCAACACCTACAACTGGCTCGGCTTCTACAATTACTATTACACCTAATTCCGGCATAACAACTATTACAGCGTCTGTAGTTATTAATGGTACTAACTTAACAAGCGCCATTACAAGAAGCATTACAACAACTGTTGTTGATGATGGTGCTAACGGTACTAATGGAACAAATGGAACTAACGGCACTAATGGAACAAACGGAACAAACGGAACTAACGGTGCAAATGGCGCATCCGCAAGGATTATGTATGCTCGCATTGCAAGCAATCCACAGCCCGTATCAGGCACAGTAACAGTAGCGGGTGACAATCGACCAACGGGTGCAGAAAGTAGTGCGGTATGGGGTGCGGCATTTAATGTTATTTGGTACGCAAATGACCCTACACCATCAAGTAATAATTCTTTGTATCAAGCGGATGGCGTTTACAACGGCACAAATACGGCTTGGGCAACGCCTTATATTTCATCATTAAAAGTTGGTGAGTTATCTGCCGTTTCTACCAATACAGGAAGTTTGACCGTTACTGGAACATTTCAATCTAATACTGCGGCTATTAGCAGTACAACAATGACGGGTTCCGGCGGTGTTTTGTATTCAACCGGCAATTTTGCGTTTGGTAATTCAACAACTAACATTTCGTTTAATGGCACGCAAATGACCCTTAACGGCAATGTTGTTGCTACTGGAAACATTAATGCTAATGCCGTAACATTAACTTCTAGTGCTTTTACATCCGCTACGTTTTTAAACACTACAGGCGCATATCAAGATGCACAAACATTATCAATAACAACTAACGGAAGCCAAGTGTATGTTGCTTCATCAGGCAGTCCAATCAGCGGAACTTTTGTAGATGGAGAAAACACAGGAAGTTTTAACCCGCAATTTAGATTACTTAGAGACTCAACCGTTTTAATGGAAGGCGGTTTTAACCCGTCAATGTCTTATAGCGATACGCCATCAGCGGGAACTTACACATATAAGTTGCAAGTTATCAGTACAAATCCTAGCGGAACTATCAATACATACGCAGGAATTTCTAATCGTTCACTATTTGCAATTGAGACAAAACGATGAGTTACATAATTTATTCCCAAACCACTGGTCAAATTTTAAGAGTTGTTCAAACAAATGATATTGAATCGCAATTACAAGATGGCGAATCATACATTGATGGTGCAATTAATGATTCTGCTTATTACATTGAAAATGAATTGCCAGTAGCAATACCGCCTAAACCTAGCCAATATTCAATTTTTGATTTCACTACAAAGCAATGGGTTCAAAACGAAACAATGGCCATTTCTGATGTTTCTATTAAACGTCAAAGATTGTTGTATGCAAGCGATTGGACACAAATACCTAATGGACCTTTAACGGCAGAACAGCAAACGGCTTGGGCAACTTACAGGCAAGAATTGCGAGACGTACCGCAACAATCAGGCTATCCATATAATGTTGTTTGGCCTGTTGCTCCAAATTAAATAAACGGCTAGAATTTACACAATACAAGACATCATTCCCCCGCGAGTACGCGGATGTTCCAACTATGTATAGGGAACGCAACGATGGCGCTCTTTTCCAAAAATGTCATAACGCAAGTTAGCGGCTTTGACAATCCTCTTATTACTGGCGAATTGGTTTACAACCAACGATGGTATTGGAATCTGACGATTCTTGACGTTGCCGGTGCGCCTGTAAATTTGACCACTGCAACTATTACAGCGGACATTGCTCGTAGGCAAATTTCAAACTTAGTTGATACACGTAATGGTTTGTCGTTTGACGTTGCTAATTACGCAACTGTTCCTACGCCTATAAACCTAACGATTACCAACAAGGTTAATGCCGCTGGTTCATTTACATTGGTCATTGACGATACTGCGTGGGGTTTAATTAACTCTGACCCGCAGTTAAAAATTGACGAACAAAACCCTGTTTGTTTTACAGGAAAAATAAAACTTGCATTTGCCGCCGCTTCCCCGACCCCTGCCGAAGATGACATTATTTTCTTAATGTTCTTGGTTCGTTCGGATGGTGTGACTGTTCTTTAAGGGGTAAAAAATGGCTATACAAAAAGTTGTGGTTGTTGACGGAAACAACCTTATTGTTCGTATTGACCGCGGTGTCGCGGGTCGTAGCGTTACAGATGTTGAACCAGTTGAGATTAGTGGTTCGCTATATCTTGTTTTTACATTTTCTGATGGCACAACGGAAACAGTTGGTCCTGTAGGAACAGTTGCGTATGTTGGTCAATCACCAATCGTTATTAACGCTTCCACAATTAGTTTAACCACAGTTCCAGTTAACTTAGGCGGCACAGGGCAAATTACTGCTAACGCAGGGTTTAATGCCCTTGCACCTACGCAAACTGGAAATTCGGGTAAATACCTAAAAACAGATGGTACAAATTCCGCATGGGATTTATTGGACATTTCCACTGCTGACATTACAGGCACGTTGCCAATCGTTAATGGTGGTACGGGACAGACAACTGCTAATACGGGTTTAAATGCTTTGTTGCCGGTGCAAACAGGGCAAGCAAATAAGTATCTGCAAACCGATGGCACAAACACATCTTGGGATGCAATTAGTTTATCAACTGCGGATATTACTGGCGTACTGCCCGTTGTTAATGGTGGCACTGGCGTAACTACGTCAACCGGAACTGGTAGTACCGTTTTGTCAACATCCCCGACTTTTATAACACCTATCTTAGGAACACCCACTTCGGCAACCCTTACAAACGCTACAGGATTGCCCGTAAGCACCGGAATTAGCGGATTAGGTACTGGCGTAGCAACTTTCCTTGCAACTCCTACAAGCGCAAATTTAGCCTCTGCCGTTACGGATGAAACTGGAACTGGCGCATTGGTATTTGGTACAAGCCCTACGTTAACAACTCCCGTGATTGGTCAAATCAATGACGCAAACGGGAATGAAATTCTTGGCCTTGTTCCTGTTACCTCGGCAACTGATTACGTGGCTATTAAAAATGGCATTGGCGTTGGTGCGCCTTTGCACATTTACGCTGAAGGTTCAAGCGCAAATACTGGTTTACACATTCAGCCCAAAGGCACAGGGCTTGTAACTATTAGCGATGGTACGGACTTTAACAAAGGCATCCGTTTCCGTAGTTCAGGAAGTGCGGCAAGTGCCGTTACCTTGTTGGATGCCGTTGCTACTGCGGGTCGTGTAGTTACATTGCCTGATGCAAACACTACATTGGTAGGTAGAGATACTACGGACACGTTAACAAATAAAACGCTGACAAGTCCCATAATGACTTCACCCGCATTGGGAACACCCGCTTCGGGAATAATGACCAATGTTACGGGAACAGCCGCAGGGTTAACTGCGGGTAACGTCACTACAAACGCCAACTTAACTGGCGCAGTTACATCCGTTGGTAATACCACCTCGCTTGGTAGTTTTACATCGGCTAATCTTGCCGCGGCTTTAACCGATGAAACCGGCACAGGCGCGGCAGTGTTTGCTGATTCACCAACGCTTATTACACCGGCACTTGGCACGCCATCCGCTTTGGTTGGTACTAATATTACGGGTACGGCTTTGGGTTTAACCGCGGGCAATGTTACGACAAATGCCAATTTAACTGGCATGGTCACATCGGTTGGCAACGCTACGACAGTTGTTACCAATGCAAATTTGACAGGCGGTGTAACGTCTGTTGGTAATGCAACAACCGTTGTTACAAACGCCAATCTTACGGGCGACGTAACCTCTGTTGGCAATGCAACTACGTTGGCTACTGTTGCCACGGCAGGAGTTACAGGGTCTAGCACAGCGATTCCCGTAGTAACAATTAACGCCAAAGGTTTGACTACAAGCATTACAACAGCCGCGGTTATTGCACCGGCAGGAACATTAACTGGCTCAACATTGGCGTCGGGCGTGACAGCATCGTCATTGACAAGCCTTGGCACGATTGCCAATTTGTCTGTAACTGCCGGCACGATTGCGACAACGCCATCAGCCGCTACGGACATTGCCAATAAGGATTACGTGGATACTGTGGCGCAAGGTCTTGACCCTAAAGCCTCATGCGTTGCCGCAACAACTATTGACATTATTTTGTCAGCCCCACAAACCATTGATGGTATTGCTTTAATTGCGGGCGACAGATGCTTGGTAAAAAATCAAACCGCACAGGCCGACAACGGCATTTATGTTGTAGCCGCAGGGTCTTGGACTCGCGCAACCGATATGAACACATGGTCAGAAGTATCGGGCGCGTTTACCTTTATTGAACAAGGCACGACACAAGCCGACACTGGTTGGGTTTGCACATCCAATGCGGGCGGCACGTTAGGCACTACGCCAATTACGTTTGTTCAGTTTGCGGGCGTTGGTTCTTACACCGCGGGTACTGGCCTAACTTTGACAGGCACGCAATTTAGCCTTACAACGCCCGTTACCGTGGCTTTGGGCGGTACTAATTCGACAAGCGCGGGCATAGGCTCATTTAACAACATCACCGGTTATACGGCCTCCGGTGCGACAGGCACAACGTCAACCAACTTGGTGTTTAGCACATCGCCCACTTTAGTTACTCCTATTCTTGGCACTCCGCAATCGGCAACGCTAACCAACGCAACTGGCTTACCACTTACGACAGGCGTAACGGGTACATTGCCTATTTTAAATGGCGGCACAGGACAAACGACAGCGGCGGCGGCAATCACCGCATTGTCGGGTACGCAAACATCAGGCTATTACTTGCGCTCTGACGGTACAAATACAGCACTTGCGGCAATTGTTGCGGGTGACGTACCAACGCTAAACCAAAACACTACAGGCACGGCGGCAAACATTACCGCGGCAAGCAACGCAACGCTAACTACATTAAGTGCGTTAAGTTTGGCAGGGTCGCAAGTTACGGGCAACATCACAGGCAATGCCGGAAATGTTACGGGTACGGTTGCCATCGCAAACGGCGGCACAGGCTTAACAACAACGCCCGCTAATGGCGCATTGGACATTGGTAACGGCACAGGCTTTACGCGCACAACATTAACTGCCGGTTCAGGCGTAAGCATTACTAACGCATCGGGTGCAATTACGATTAACGCAACCGGCCTAGGCGGTACAGTAACTAGCGTTGCGGCAAGTGTTCCATCGTTCTTGTCTATTGCGGGTTCACCCATCACAACTAGCGGCACATTGGCAATTAGTTTGTCGGGTACGGCATTGCCTACAACATCGGGCGGTACGGGGCTTACATCTTTTACCGCTAATGGCGTTGCGTATGCAAGTTCATCAAGTGCATTGGCTACTGGCTCTGCGCTTACTTTTGATGGGACAAGTTTAGGTATTGGGTCTGATGTTGGTGTTAGCCCTACAAACGGATTGACTCGTTCTTGGGGGGACTCCAAAGTTTTTTCAAGAATGTTTTTTGATGCATCTTATTACATGGAAATAAGTGCAAGTGCGGCTACTCGTGCTATTAATTACACAGTTAATTCTGGAGATGCAACTGCTAAACACGTTTGGAATCTTGGGGATGCTGGCACTCCTTCAGGAGCAATGCTCCTAAACTCAACAGGTTTGTCTATTGGTGGCACAAGCAATCCATCAGACGCAAGATTGTATTTGGAAAGCGCAAGCACCGCAGGAACTTTGTTAAATATTAGAAACACATCTACTGGTGGTTATTCTTGGAATATTGTTTCAGTTGGTTCAGCGGCAGTACTTGCACCAGTAGGCTCTTTGGCGTTTAGGGATAGCACCAATGGTGCGACTCGAATGGTCATTGACTCGTCAGGCAATTTGCTTGTTGGAAACACAGGAGGAACAGGCTACCGACTTAATGTTCTTGCGGCTTTTTCTTCAGGCATAGGCGGTGCTTACATTGAAGCGGGTGAATTTAACCAATCTGCTTTGATTGTTAATCACACCAATGCTTCTGTTGGAGTTCCATTATTTCAAGTTCAAAAAAGCGGAACTGCTGTAGTTTCAGTAGCAGCAAGTGGTACTTTTAATGTTCCAAATAATTTTGTTTCAAGTACAGGTTGGCAATCTAACGGAACATCATATACAACAGCAGCGGCAATATACAACGGCTTATATGGTGTTTCATCGGATGTGCTTGCTTTTGCAATAGCAGGAAGTCAAGCAATGACGCTAAATGCGTCTGCGAATTTGGGCATTGGCGAAACAAGTCCAGCGGCAAGACTTGATTTAAGAAGTTCAGCAACTGACTTTACTGGGGTGATACTTAACAACACAAGTACCAATGGCAAAAAATATAACCTTGTTTCTGCGGGTTCTAGCAGTTACTTTGATATTCCTGCAGGGGCTTTTGGTATTCGTGACATTACAGCAAGCGCAACTCGATTTGTTATTGATACGTCAGGCAATGTAGGTATTGGCACTGCATCACCAACCGCAAAACTAGAGTTGTTTAGCAACGCAGACGCCAACTTTGGGATTAAAATTTATCAAAGTTCAGTATCGCTTGCAACTCAAAGATTTCCACAAGTTGAACTTTCTCATACTCCAATTGCTCAAGGTTACCAAAACAAAGTATTTCTTAGACAGCAAAATTCTATTATTTACGGTAATTATCCATCTTTTGCCATTATTACAAATGCCGCTAGTGCGGGTGAAGTTACAAGATTGTTTCTTGATGGATTTTCAGGCAATTTAGATTTAACAACAGGCGGTGCAGTCTTTACCACTAACAGAGGTTTGTATGACCAACAAACAAAGTTCTACCAAGACAGTGGTGGTGCTGGCGCTCAATACGAAACAACAAACCCGTCTGTAAATGCTCAGTATTATCCTCATGTTTTTAAAGGCACAAACAATGCGCCAACAACAGTGGAGTATGGAAGGTTTAATCAGTTTGGTTTAGGTTTAGGTGGTGGCAATCCATCATCAGGAACAGGCATCACATTCCCCGCAACTCAATCAGCATCATCAAACGCTAATACGCTAGATGACTATGAGCAAGGGACTTGGACACCTACGCTTTATGGTGCTAGTGGAACTATTGGTACTTATGCACAGGGTTATAACAATGGAACATACACAAAAATTGGAAACGTAGTCTATTGCTATGGCGCAGTTGGCATATCAAATATAGGTAGTTGGAGTGGTACAGTTCAGGTGGATTTGCCTATACCTCCAAATTCTTCAGCACAACAAGGTACTGGTACGGTTCGTTCTCAAGAACATACATTTGATGGTGCGCTTGTATTTGAATGGTCAACTGCTGGTTCTGCCGCTAGATTTAATGTAACAAAATCAGCAACTGGTCAAGTAAATTTGCAATTTAGCAATCTTACGGCGGCTTCAGGAAACTACTTATCATTCTCACTTGTTTATGTAACTGATTAATTTATCTGCTTTGGATTAAAGCAGACGGACACTTAACTTAAAAGGAAACCAAAATGTCTTTAACAAAACAAGCGGTCATTGACCAAATCACAGTAACAGAGAACGGCACAGTTCTTTTTCGTGAGGCTACACGCATCATGGAAAATGGTAATGAATTAAGTAAAACATACCATCGTACAACTTTAACACCCGCACAAGACCTGACAGGCGTTCCCGCTAATGTTGTTGCAATCTGCAATACAGTCTGGACTGCTGAAGTGATTGCGGCTTATCAAGCACAAGTATCGGCACAACAAACTAACCAAGGAATCTAATCATGTCAGCAACTATCACTTGGGTCATCGAATGGATGCAATGCAAACCAACCGAAGGAACACTTACAGATGTAGTTGTTACTGCGGGATGGCGTTGCAATGGCGTACAGGTAGAAGGTTCTGGCGACACTGCCAAGACCTATAACGCAACCATTTATTCAACTTGCTCATTTCCATTGCCTGATGGCACATTTACGCCATACGCTGATTTGACGCAAGAACAAGTGTTAGGTTGGTGCTATGCCAATGGCGTTGACCAAGCGGCTACAGAAGCGGCTATTCAAGCCAACATTGACAACCAAATTAACCCGCCAATCGTGCAACCGCCTTTGCCGTGGGCGACTTCTTTGGCATAATATTTATGGGTAAACCGCCAACCCTAATGGCGGCATCTTTTAGGAAACAATAATGCAAGACATTACACTAACTTTAAGCGTTGAAGAAACAAACGCAATTCTGCAAGTGTTAGGCGATTTGCCTACAAAAACGGGGGCTTGGAACTTGGTCGTAAAGATTAAGGGGCAAGCCGAAGCCCAAATGAAAGCACCTGAAGATGCCATCCAATGATGTTGAATCTAGGTTAGATAGCCATGAAGCCGTTTGCACATTGCGTTATGAAATGCTTTGTGCGCGGCTTAAACGGCTTGAAGGTATTTTAATTAAAGCGTGTGGGGCTATGCTTGTCGGCATGGCGGGGGTGGTGTATTCATCGCTAGTGCATTTGAGATGAAATGCGTTGGTTGCTCCTGTTACTGCTGTTGGCACTGGTGGGAGCCGTAGCCAAAAATGGCTGTCACGTGCGCGAGTTTTATGGCATAGGTTATACGATACACAATCCATCTGAACGGCATCAACAGATGATTGCGTGGTTAAAAAATAATGCGCCACATTGCGGGTCTGCGGACTATGTAATTTTGTGGAACAATTTGGCAGGATGGGCGGGAACAGCGGATTCAGCGGAGACAAGGGCGTTAATCATTTACGGGTATCAAGAGGCACTGAAGCGTGAAAAAAAATGATTATTCTAGACAAATGGTATCCCGTTGTTCAGCCAACCAAAACCAATATAAGAACACTGGCGTTAGAACAAGCCGTTGAACGTGCGCAAGAGGAATACCGACAAACAATAAAAGCGCACAAGGTTTCATTGGCGCACCACGAAGTTGATGTGGAGTTATACAACAAACGTGGCAGACAAAACACCATAGAACTTGAAATGTTTGGCAACCGTAATCGGTTTCAAATTTTTGTATGACATGGGGCGACAGATATTATGCAAAACACCAAAGACAGATTGGTTTACACAGTCACAATTTGCGTAACGCTGACCCTGTGTTTTTCCGTGTTAGCCATGGTGGTCGCCTTTATGTTGGGGCTATGGGCAAAGGAAGTGGACAACGCGGAAATTTTCAAAATGATTTCACCAGCGTTCAGTACCCTAATTGGCGGGATGATTGGGTTCCTGAGTGGTATCAAACTAAACCAAGACGACAACGATAAACCTAAGGAGAGCAAAAATGATGGGCTTAGATGCGATTTTGAATATCGGAACGAAATTAATCGACAAGTTGATTCCCGACCCCGAGGCGAAAGCGAAAGCGCAGTTTGAACTAACAAAGATGGCTCAAGATGGTGAATTGGCTAAACTTGCCAATGAAACCAAACTGTATGAGATTGAGCAAGAAAACGTCACCAGACGCACCGAAGCGGATATGGCTAGTGACAGTTGGTTGTCCAAAAATATACGCCCTATGACGCTTATATTCCTGTTGGTGGCCTATTCCGGTTTTGCTATCGCTTCAATATTTGATTTTGAAACACGCGGTGCGTATGTTGAACTGCTTGGGCAATGGGGAATGTTGGTCATGTCGTTTTACTTTGGCGGCAGAACGATGGAGAAAATTGCTGATAGGATAAAAAAATGACACCACATTTTACGCTTGCGGAATTAACGCATACCGATCACCGCGAACTGGAGAACATTCCAAATGAAACCGAACTGGCAAACATTCAAAGATTGGCTGAATTCCTTGAAAACCTCAAAACTTTACTTGGCGGTAAGCCGATTATGGTTAACAGTGCGTTTCGGTCGAAAGCCGTAAACGATGCCGTAGGCAGTAAAGACACAAGTCAACATAGGTTAGGGTGCGCGGCTGATATTCGCGTGCCTAGCATGACGCCTGACGCTGTGGTGCGTGCCATTATTGCGTCTGACCTTGCCTATGACCAAGTGATTCGTGAGTTTGATAGGTGGACACACGTTAGCATCCCCAATGAGCCATTACGTGCCCCGCGCAAACAAGCGTTAATTATTGACAAACAGGGAACTAGATTGTTTGTTGCTTAATTCAAGCAATTCGTGTTCGCTGATGCCGTAATGCTTTTCAAAGCCTTTGTGCCCAAGCCCATGGACACCCGTGTTACCGCGATGATGTTCTGTGCATAGACCAATGACGGGGGCATTGTCTCGTTTACCACCAAATCTGCGTATGTGATGTATTTCGCATGGCGTTTGTCCAAGGTCAAGGTGTCGGCACAGGATGCACCCAAGTGATGCGACTTGCTCATAATGTTTCTTTGTAGTATTTTTCATCAAATGACTTTAAAGCAGATTGAGGAACCGAATAAAACTCACCGCGACCAACGCTTGTTAGATTCTCAGGTCGCAAAAACTTGTCTCGCGCAATTACGCCGACAATCCGCACATGAGATGCGCGAATTTCAGTTAAGACAAAAAAGTCGCATGGCTTTTCGACAGACCAACTTACAGCGTTAAGATTC